CAAATTCTCTAAGATCTAATGAGGCTTTATTATTAATTGATGCAAGTTGAAGAAGGTTTAATCTATCTGCCTCATTTTGTGCTCCAGTAAAAGCAAATTCTAAAATATCTCTATACTCTTGCCAAAGATTGTCATATGATTCATTACTAAGATCAAGTAAGTTCTGAGCATTAAATTGGTTTTGAAAGTTTAACGCTGCTGTATCTGCAGTAGCAATTTCTCTACGCCATATTGCGTTACTTTGCTGAATTGCTAATTGATTACGTGCATTAAATTGATCTCTTTGATTAGCTAGTTCTGAATTAAATCTATTTAAAGCATTTACTTGTCCTGCATTAAATTGATTTGTGGCATTAGCTTGTGCTGTATTTTGTTGTCCTATGGTGGAAATAAGATTAGCAAAAAACTGATCTGTTTGTTGTTGATTAGTAGCATTAATTTGTCTTGCAGTATTTTCTGATGCAGCATCTGTTAAAAGACTTTGCACCTGTTGTTGTGAATTTAATACAGCAGCTTGTTGTGCATTACTTAAATTAGACATATCTAACTGCAAAAAGTTTTGTGCATTTTGTACAGCAGATTGTTGTCTATTGTTTAAATTAGAAATATCAAGATTAGCTAATGCTGCAGCGTTTGCCATTATAAGAGCTTGATCATTACTTAGATTAGATAAATCTACAGTCTGTGCAAACTTTGCATTTTCTAAAGCTATTTGTTGGTCTGCAGTAAAGTTTCTATTTGCAATATCTGATACAATAGCTGCATTTCTTACACGAGTTTGAAATGCTTGATCAAATTC